GCCTTATGGACGCAGCATCGTGATAGTACCTAACAAGAGCTTGGTCACACAAACTGAGAAAGACTACATCAACCTTGGACTAGATGTAGGTGTGTACTTTGGTGACAGGAAAGACATTGGCAAAACACATACCATCTGCACCTGGCAGAGTTTGAATGTGTTGTTAAAGAACACCAAGAGCGGTGTGGGTGAAGCTACCATACAAGACTTCATCGAAGGTGTGGTATGCGTGATGGTGGACGAGGTACACATGGCCAAAGCAGATGCGCTCAAGACCCTGCTGACCAGTGTGATGGCGCAAGTGCCAATCCGCTGGGGCTTGACCGGCACCATACCCAAAGAAAAGTTTGAAAGCCAAGCCCTGCTGGTAAGCCTGGGTCCAGTGATCAGCAAGCTATCAGCCAGCGAGCTACAAAGTCAGGGCGTGTTGGCACAGTGCCATGTGAATATCGTACAACTACAAGACCATGTGGAATACTCAAACTACCAAAGCGAGCTCAAGTATTTGTTGGAAGAATCAGGACGTTTGGATGCAATGGCCGAACTGGTACAGCATGTGAACGAAACCGGTAACACATTGGTACTGGTAGATAGGGTAGCAGCAGGACAAGCCTTGGTTGAAAGACTGGGTGATCGGGCAGTGTTCGTATCAGGTGCTACCAAAGCCAAAGACAGACAGGATGAATATGACGAAGTGGCAGAAGCAACAGGCAAGATTATTGTGGCCACTTATGGCGTGGCCGCTGTTGGTATTAATATCCCCCGTATTTTTAATCTGGTTCTCATTGAGCCTGGCAAGAGTTTTGTTCGAGTCATCCAAAGCATCGGAAGAGGCATCCGCAAAGCTGAAGACAAAGACCATGTGCAGATCTGGGATGTGACCAGCACCTGCAAGTTTGCCAAACGCCACTTGACCAAACGCAAACAGTTTTACAAAGAAGCCAACTATCCATTCAGCCAGGAGAAGTTGGAATGGATGAAAATAAAATAGGTTGACTTTCAGACCCTAGACCTGTACACTACAAACATGCGAATACTCACACTTGACAATGTTACATACGACCTAGATCACTTGCCTGATGAAGTTGAAGACATGCGGTTTTCTATATTAGACAACTCAAATCCAGCAGATCCTGACTATCATTTCATCCCATTGATCTTCTTGGAGAGCTTCAACAGTCCAGCCTTGGTGCTCAGGATAGGCGCAGACACTGTGCGCATGCCCATGGATTGGCAGATCTTGATAGGTGAACCTGATGTGGGTGACCTAGAAGTATTGCCCTTGACCAGCATCAATGATCGTGGGTTCAAAGTTTTTCAGTTCAATCCGTTGACCAGTTTCAGACCCAGTTTCCCCGACATTGAAATCTTGGATGTGTATCACGAAGTCAGTTGGTATGCGCCCAAACTAAAGAATGGCCAGCTGCTGGCAGTGCCATTGACCGAAGGTGACGATCCAGAATGCGTGTATTTCGTCAAAGACATCAGCCGCAACTGTGAGATAGTGGACTACAACAAGGCATGGTAGCATGGGTCAACTCACCCCGGGTGCAACTCTTATCTATGAAAGCTATGACGGCGTGATATATGCGAGGGAAGAAGGCAGCACACAAAGGCACGTGGTGGGTCTGACCTTGGAAGCACAACAGCGTCGCGAAGGTCTGTTGGAAAATGAACTCTGGTACAAGATACGCCAAGAAGCCAACACCAATCCCACTTTACATGATGCCCTGGAACATGCTAAAATGATCTACTACTTGAGCCGACGATGACAGACCCACTTAACATCAGCAATGAAATGGCACAGTTTGATCGTAAGAACCGCGAGTTCTATGACAGCCTCACAGATGAACAAAAGAAAAAGTTCAGTCCTTACTTGATGATACGTTGGGGCAGTAGCGTACAAGGCAGCAGAGATCTACAGGAGTTCTATGTGATCGCTACCAACGAACGATTGAATCAACATTTCTTTGATATCAGTCGCCACCCCAAACTACAATGGTTACTGGCCACCACAGTGAGTCCAGGCATGGGCACACAACGACATCAATGGATCGCGCCCCGGAAGAAAGAACCTGGCGCCAGCGGTATCCGCAAACAGCTATCTGGATTGTTCCCACATCTCAAAGATGACGAAATAGAAGTATTGGCCAAGATCACAACTAAAAAAGAGTTAGATGACTACATCAGAGATCACGGTCACAGCAAGTAAGTACGCCTGTCAATACTGTCGCAAGGAGTTCGCAAAAGAAACCAGCTTGGCAGTACATGTGTGCGAAGCCAAACGCCGTAGACAAGAGCGTAGCGAACGAGGCGTGGAACTTGGTTTCCAAGCCTATCTGCGTTTCTATGAAACCACGCAAGGCAGCGCACGACTCAAGACCTTTGATGACTTTGCTGACAGCCCATACTACAAGGCCTTTGTGAAGTTTGGTCGGTATTGTGTGGCCACTCGCAGTGTGAATCCCAAACAGTTCCTTGAATGGCTGTTAAAAAACAACAAAAAGATTGATCGTTGGGCCAGTGATCAACTGTACACAGAATATCTCATACAGTATCTACAGGTAGAGAATGTAGCGGACGCTCTTGGTCGTGCTGTGGAATACGGCATAGATTGGGCCGAAAAGAATCAAAGCCAGCCACAGGATTGTTTGCGATTTGGTAACACCAATGTTATGTGTTATGCCGTGACCACAGGCAGGATATCACCCTGGGTGATCTATAACTGTGAGTCTGGACAGAAGTTTTTGAGTGAGCTCACAGCAGATCAGATATCCATGATATGGCCTTACATTGATTCGGACATATGGCAGAAGAAGTTCCGAGACTATGTTGCGGATCAAGAGTATGCCAAAGAAATACTTAAACAAGCAGGATGGTGATGGAACAGTTGATGTTATTGCTGTTGGTTTTGCTACAAGCCAAACACTGGTATGTTGATTTTGTAGATCAGAGCCTGGAAGAGATAGAGAAGAAAGCCGTCTACGGTCACTGGCGTGGCATCATGCACAGTTTCAAACACAGTATCGGCACCATGTTATGCGTGGGTTGTGTGTTGGGTCCTTTGTATTGGCCACTTAGTGTGATGCTGGGTGTGCTGGATGGGGTGATACACTACCACGTGGATTGGATCAAGATGAACTGTGCTGCCCGCAGCTACGAAGAGTCTGGATTCTGGGCACATTTTGGGTTGGATCAAATGGCACATCAGTTGACTTATCTCTTTCTGGTGTTTATAATCACACTATGAGCGCAGATATTGACATTGATGTACCCGATAGAACAGCGGTACTACAACTGATACAGCACACGGCTGCAATGCAACTGCATCAAGGTCAACCCCGACGTCACAACTCGGGCATCTACATCACACAAATCCCACAAGACATCGTCAACGGTTGTGCGGCCATAGACTATGAAGCAGCAGAAACACGTGGCTACTTCAAGATAGATCTGTTGAACATGGGTGTATATAATCTAATCAAGTCACCGGAGCACTATGCTGAAGTATTGGCTGTAGAGCCACCTTGGTCGAGACTGTGGGAGGATTCTGCTTGGGCTAGCCAACTAGTGCATGTGGGTAACTACACAGCATTGTTGGCCAGTATGAAGCCAGACAGCATACCCAGGATGGCAGCATTTATCAGTGTGATTCGTCCAGGCAAAGCACACCTGCAGAATCGTCCTTGGACAGAAGTGTTTGAATCAGTATGGGATGGGGACGAGAGCCGGGGATATATGTTTAAAAAGAGTCATGCTATCAGTTATGCAGCCTTGGTGGCGCTGCACATGAACTTGACTAGTCAAGCCGCCGAACCAGAGTAATACTCTTGCGTTTGCTTTTCCTGCGGGCTATGTCCATCAAGCTACAAGCGGGACCGTGTAGGATTTCAAGATCTTTGTTGCTGAAAGTGCGTAGGGTTATGCGGAACTTGTCCCACTCCCCGCGTAAGAATATGTTTATGGGTATGCTGCGATTGCTTTCCCACCACCAAACAGCAGCAAGTTCCAAAAACTCCAGCTTTTCCTCTTGTGTGATGATACTGCCAAAGTCATAAATGGTAGTTACTGCATCATCTTTGTTTTGCACCACGCCCACGTATTCTTCGTTGGCGTAGATGCATAAGGTTATAAAGGGGTACTTGTCAGCGAGTTTTTGAAAGATATCATTGCCCATAAATATTAACGAGGATTCCTATGTATTCAACCACCGTTTACTTATACCAACAGATAACCAAAGTTTTGTTAGTTGACACCAGTGGTGGATACTTTACAGCGAGGTACGATTCAGTGTATGCAAAAACTCTAACCGTGAACAAGGGCGTGGACAACGTGCTATTGTTCGAATTCATAAACCAAGAAGAGAAGCCTGTGAACATCACCGGAAGCACCTTTGTGTTCCGCTTGATGAATCAAACAGGTGATCAACTGCTGCTGGAAAAACCCATGGTCACCTTGAGTGCTACCCTGGGCAGGGTCAAGGTGGTTCTGGATATTGAAGACACCATCAACTTTGTGGCACAGCCCGGCAGCTACAGCATACAGCGCACCGCAGGTGATTATGTGCAAGCCGCTTATGTGGATGCCAACTCCGGAGCCCGTGCAGATTGCAACATAGTAGACAGCATATTGCCCACCTTTGTGCCTAGCGAAATGCTGACCATTCCTACCATATACGGCAAGGCACAGCAACTGGTTCCTGGACCTACCAACTGGCCTGACTGGGCTTTGTATCCACAGCCCGTGAATACCACACAGCTCACAGAGTTCTTCTCCAGCCAGATTCCCACCAATGGACAGGCATTGACCACTGTGAAGATGGACCTGGATCACTTCACAGGCACTATCAAGTTCCAGGCTGCTGAAAACTATGAGTCAGTTTGGTATGATGTCACAGCCAGCTACACATACCTCAATGAGACCAGCACCCAATATTTCAATGTGGTAGGTTTCTATCCTTTGATCCGGGCAGCATTCAACAATAGCCAAGGTTTTGGAGCGCAGGCCACAGCCGTGGTCACAGATGGAGTGATCACTGCCATCAACGTCACCAACGCTGGACAGGGTTATGTGGCACCACCCAAGGTGCAGATATTGGGTGATGGTGCAGGCGCAGAAGCCATAGTCACAAGTGTGGGCAATGGCCAGATTGGCGCCATTGAAGTGATCAATGGTGGATCGGGTTACTTGCCATTGCAGTACCAAGGCACAGTATGTGCCCAGGTCCTGATCTCTACAGGTTACATAACTAATCTCCAATATCGTTGATCCAGTCTGGCATCTATGCTATAATAACTAGATGCTAAATATCCTGAGTTACTTGCCGGCCCGACGCAAACAGACACCTTCTGGTTGGATCAGTTTCAACTGCGCCGTGTGCCAAGAAAAACGCAGTCGTGGCGGCATCAAGGTCTCAGACCAGGGCTGGAGCTTTCACTGTTTCAACTGCGGCTACACAGCCAGTTTCATCCTAGGTCGTAATCTCAGCATCAAAGCGCGACAGCTATTGAAACATTTCAATGTG